CCTCGCTTCTCAGCTTGCTAAGTGCTGCTGCGACAACCGCTTGCTGACCACCCAGCAGGGTTATGAGGGACGCATCCAGACCATCGAGCAGACCAACGACCTGAAGGGCAGCATCAACGCACAGGGCCAGCGTCAGGTGGATGCCATCGCCGACCTGAAGACCACGATGATCAAGGAGTTCTGCGATGCCCGTGAGCGTGACATGCAGGCCATCATCGACAAGCAGGCCGACGAAATCAGCCAGCTGCGCACGAAGGACAACATCAACGCACAGACCTCACAGATTCTCGGCTATGTGAACGCACAGCTGGCTCCTATCCAGAACACCGTCAAGGAGATGCTCGACAAGATGCCGAACACCGTGCCCGTGCAGTACCCCAACCTTCAGGTGGTGAACGCTACACCATACGTCAACGGCGGCTACTACGGCCAGACTCCATTCTACGGTGGCTTCTAATCAAGAAAGGAGGCAATTATGATTGGAATCAACGTACCGAATCAGATGCCGTTTGCCAATGGCAACATCCCGTATCTCGAAGTGAACAACATCACCGTCGGTACTGCGGCTGTTGACCTTGCAATGGGCTTCCGTCAAGTACCGAGAACGGGCATCCTTCTCATCCGTCTTCCGCAGTCCATTCCTGCGGGTACGTCTGAAGCATTGCCCGTGACGTTGACCCTCAACGGCAACACCCGCCAGTTGACCTTCTTCGGAGGCTCGAACGTGACGGTGGCTGACCTGACAGGGACAGGCGTTTTGCTGGTATTCAACGACAAGTACAACGGCATCCTCCAGCTGATGAGCACACCCGCTCCGGCAACGACATAATTAACAAGAGTATTAACAATCAAAAGAACTATGACTATGAATAATTTTTCAGAACTCCAAATCGGTGCGAACTTCTACGTTATCAGCACCAACGGCGGCTTACAGGTAGCCGTCGGCACAGTGAAAGGCAAATCGGCACCCTACTGGCCGATGAACAACACGCTCAACTCCCAGTTGGTTGACCTCACAGTGAACATAGGCGGTCAAGACAGGCTGGTGCCAGGGCTACCCGTCGGCCTTGAAGTGGCTGGCCGTGACCCGGAAATCTACACGGGCAACCGCGAGACGGCAGAGCGCATCATTGACGAGAAGGTGAGCGAAGCCGACAAGATTCTCCAGAATCTCAACTACTACAAGAAGTTGAAGCAGGACGGCCCCAAGTGCAAGGAAATCATCAACCCCGGCTATGCGGCCACCGTCCGACAGGCTGAGACCATCCAGAGCCTTCAGGCAGAACTGGCAGCGACAAAGGGCGAACTCCAGGGCATGAAGGACATGCAGGCCAAGACGCTTGAACTGCTGGAGAAACTGAGCGGCGGTACACCGACACCGGCGACGAAGGGAGGAAAAAAGGACTCATAGTCATGGCGACCGATAAAAACAGATAAAGCAATGATTTACGATCCCAACAGTGGAACAATCATCATGACCAACGACGGCCAAGACCTGAAGGAACAGATGCGCGAACAGATGCGTCACCAGTTCCGCACGGGCGGCACGGGCGGCAACTACCGAACCATGACCGTTGGCCGTGAGTTTGAACAAGGCTACCGTGACGGCTACCGCGAGGGCTACGAGCAGGCTATGCGCGACAAGCACATGGAAGGCCAGCACCTCGACTACATGACTCCCGAGGAGCGCGAGGCCTACATGAAAGGCCAGCGCGATGCTTACGGCAGAAACGGAGCAGAAAACCGCCATCAACTCTAAAGTGAATTGACGAATGACAGCACAGCATCTTGACATCGAAGGCTACTGGGACGTGACCGTACTCTACGACGTATGGCCGCAAGACCTCGGCGAAGTGGGCGCAATGCTCAGCTCGCTGGGTGCCCCACGTCAGATGGTGGAAGATGCCGTCAGCAACCTGCAAGGCTGGAACGCAGGCTATACGCTCACCTCGATGGGCCGGTGCGAAAGCATCGTGTGTATTGGCCGCGCCACCAGTCTCAGGGAGTTCCTGAACACCATCGACCACGAGACCGACCACGTACAGGCCCACGTCGCCGAATACTACGGCGTGGCACTCGGCACGGAACAGGCAGCCTACTTGCAGGGCTACGTCGGTGGCCGTCTGCTGGAGTTCGTCGTAAAAATGATTATTAACCAAAGCAACTGACAGCAGTATGAGCCTACTCACGGACAAATTCTTCTACAGCGCATTGACACAGAGCGAAGATGTGACCGCCATCGTGGATGACCGCATCTTCAATCCCGCCCGCCCTACAGTGGACGAGGACGAAGACAAAATCCCATACATCATCATCACCTTCGACGGTTTGCAGAACAATGCCGACACGAAGGATGACGGCGTGGAGGGCGACGAAGACCGCGTGACGGTCAGCATTCTGTGTGTGCATGAGGACTGCGACGCGCTGGGCGACATGACCGAACTTGTGCGACAGACGCTATGCGACTATTGGGAAACGCACCGCGACGAGCCGCTGACCCCCATCAGCTGGCAGTTCTCTGCGGGCCGCGTGGACTATGACCCCGACAAGCCCTGCTGCTATCAGTTGCTTACCTATCAATGTGACACCAATAAGTAGTATGGACAACGGCATCAAGACATCACTCAAGGAAGAGCTGCTCAAAAAGGGCAGCGTGACGCTCACGGCCAAGAGCCGCGAGGAAATCTACAGCCAGAGCCAAGCACTGGTTGACTCTCTCCCCGAAGGCACCAAGTGGACGCGCACCATCTGCCAGTACCACCCCGACACCTTCAGCTTCGAACAGACAGTAACAATCACCAAAAAGTAAACAACTATGGCATTAAAAAAACTGAAAGGCCAGAACTTCCGCGCATTCGTCGGAGGCAATGCCGTCCCTGAAGCCTCCAGCTGTCAGGTGAGCATCACCGGCAATATGGAAGACGCAAAGACCAAGGACTCTGAGGGCAGCTTCGGTATGGAGCAGATGACCTCACGATCATGGTCGGTGCAGGTCGATTCCTACGAGGCCACCGCCGCCGCGCTCATCGCCGTCATCCAGCAGTTCGTCAGCGACGAGAAAGTACAAGTCGGCTGGGATGAGACCAAGGAAGTGGCAGGCTCCCAGAACCGCACACCCAACAACGCCGCCTTCGCCCGCTCGGGCCAGGCCATTCTCAATGACTTCACCATCCAGGCAAACAACCGTACCAACATACAGGTGACGCGCCAGTACATGGGTTCCGGGGCATTGGCATGAGTACAACCTCTAAAACATTACGACTATGGATAAAGGACAACATCTCAGACTCTTCATCGTAGAAGGTAACAGCAACAATGTGATAGCCATGAGCACCGAACTCAGTCTGCATGGCTCAGCACAGACGGAGAACAGCACGACCAAGGACACCACCGACTCCAGCGGGGCCGTGTGGGACGAGAACGATGTAGTGGGCCGCACCTACGACATCAATTTCTCTGCCCTCGTTGCCAGCGGCACGGACACCGGCAAGACTTTTGCCGACATGGTAGGCAAGGTGAACGACGAAATCATCAACTGGAAGATAGCCCTCGCCAGCGGCGAGCAGAACCGCACGATGGGCACCGTCATCTGCTCAGGCCAAGGCAAGATGACCAACGTGCAGGCCACCGGCCAAGTCTCTCAGCAGGCCACCTACAGCGGCACCATCAACGGCTACGGCCCGCTGGTGCCCGGCTCACTCACATAATCCCGCCAGCGGAGGGCGGGACATCCGCCCTCTCCTTTTTTTTCAGTATGTTGCGATTCCATCGCAACCCCTAATCCCAAAATATCAAGAAACTATGATCAAGCAAAACGTAACATTCACCTGCCGCACCGACGGCACCGACGAGACAGAGCAGCGCACCGTCACAATGGGCTACTGCTACGCCACCGAGATTGCATTCAAGGACCTTGCAGGACAGGACATCGCCGACTTCATGACGGAAGCCCTTCCGCTCATACAAGACAACAAGATGCCCGACATCAAGAAGACCATCTACGCCATCCTGTCGTGCATGATTGCCTATTATCAGAGCATGAACGAAGAGCCACCCATCAAGGACACCGACCTGATGAACGAGGCCACCCCGCTCGAAATCGGCACAGCCCTCGGTACCTTCCTCACGCTCAGAGCCAATTTCTACCACATCCCCAAGGGCGAACCAGCCGAAAAGCCGGCGAAAGGAAAGGGCAAGGCAAAAAACTAACCACCGCCCACGACATCTACCAACTGCTCGTGGGCGAAATCGGAATCCCCCGCCGTGAATTTCTCTACGACCTCCGCTTCTGGGAAGTTCGCCGCATCATCCGAGGCTACCGCCAGCGTGACCGCCTGAAGCATCAACTCATCGCCGAGTGCGCCTACGCCGCGATGTTCGCCATGCGCGACCCCAAGGGCAAGACCGTGTCCGACATGTTCCCCATGCTCTTCGATGATGATGACGATGACGACGAGCCACCCATCTCTGCTGAAGACGTGGAAGAACTGCAAGCCGTGATGGATGCGCTCAACAGCCAGACG